AAACTATTAATTTTTAAATATCAACATTCCGTTATTATCTCTGCGTGGAACGAATGAATAAGTACATCTACAGTTAATAACTTGTTTAGCAGCACCTTTTGGATCGCCTGGAAATAGCATCAATGAACCGTCTGCCATTTTAAAGTTTTCGTCTCTCGGTGCCGTTTGTCCGTTCTCCACCAAATGATCATGCCTAGTCCTATCATCAATCACCGATATCCATTCTTTATCTAACACTAGATCACTTTCTTCTGATACCTGGAACGCTCCGTGATTCGCTGCCGTCGTCGTTTCGGTTCTCGCGATGCGTAAGCTTCTCATTCGGGTAAATTTGGGAGAGTTCAATGTTCGTTCTAGATACGCTCGCATCTGCGAGACGGAATAATTCTTATACAATGCGTCACTGACTAGGTTTTGGATCAGCTCGATCGTGTATTCGTTCACGTCGACGATCCTACGTCCTAAATTCGTATGCACCCATTCCAGAATGCTTTGCATGAAGGTCGACTCAAAGCTCGTTCGGAAGTATTGTTTTTGCTCCCTGTTCAGTTCTCTGCCGATTCGGTTCCCTTGCACCAATCCTACACGGGTATAGACTTTCAAATAGGCCTGCTGCATCGGCGCAAAATTGAAGCTCGCTACAATTAACTGTTGATAGTTCTCATAGTTGATCAAGGGGATCATCGTCTTCACGTTCGCAAAGCTGTCCTTTAACGCACGGTTAAAGATCGGCTTCGCGTACTTCTCGTACCTCTTGTGCTGAGTGGTCCATTCTTCTGCGGTCATTTGCGTTTCTTCTTGGGTTTGGCAATCGGAATCACTCCTATTGGCTTCTGCACTATCTCTATGCTTTTGACAATAAAATTTAAGCTCACGATCATAGTTTTAAGGCTTGTTGTGGTTCTGTTGGTTCATCTAGACCTAGAGAAATATCTTCTAGTAATTCGTAGCCGGTCTTGATGTAGTGTTGTTTCATAAACTCCTGTCCTGTTTCTGGATATTTCAGTGCCGCTCGGTATTCTTCCGGTGTGATCACTCCCCGATCCATCGCTTGCGTGAGCCATTTGGTGAGCGTCTCCATGTCCGTTTGCATTTCCGGCAGTTCCGAGACATCCCAGACTTTCACCACCCCTTGCATGCTTTTGAACTTCGGATAGAACTGGCTGTTTAAGTCTTGCGCTAAAATGCACAAGTCCGGCTGAATCCGGTTCGAGATCGCCATTCGCCATTGAATATCGGCGTTGTCGTATTTCGGTTCCCCGTTCACCCCAAAGAATCCAGAAGGCCATGCGTAGACGTTGCAAATCTCCTGCGCTGAGTATCTCAAAAATTCAAACGGTTTCAGTTCGTCGGTGTTTAAAGAGAGTTTGGTGAAGCCGACAGGAGCCGATGCGCCCTTGAATCTATTTAAGGTCCCGGTATCGCGCTCCATCTCTACCAACGATTGTTTCAAGGCCTGCGCCTGTTCTGACGTTAGCGGTTGATTCGAGTCCGTCCCGTGAATAAACCCGAATACCCCGCCGTTCTGCATCGCCTTGATGTTCTGATCGGTAGCAGAGTTGTTAATGTTCAGATTCTTTAAGGCCGCTCTTAACGGGCTTTGCCCGTATAAATGCGACCCGTTCAAATCGTAGTTCGGGTTCGGGTATTTACTGTGGATAATGGAATTAGCCGGAAACTGGATGTACTGATCCCCGATTAATAACATGTAGTAATCCACCGGATTATCTAAGTACTGATTTTTCGAGATGGTCGCTTCGTCGATGATGAAGGCACTCGGTTTTAAGACTATTTTGACGTAATGTGAAGGTAATAGAAACACTTGAATCGGCACGCCTGCGTTCGGCCCTTCTGAGGGCATTAACATATAAATATAAGCGTTCCCGTTCAGCATCATGAAGGTTTCCCACAGGGCATAGAACTCTGTCCAGGTCTGGTAATAGTTCGGTCTTACTAAAGGTTCGGCTATTTCGCTCTGATTGTAGGCTTTTGTTTCGAGTAGTCTCTTTCTAGCAAACTCTCCCGGCGTTAAGACTCCTTTGGTTTGCAGTAACTGATCTAAACTCGCTTTTGTCTTCTTGTCGTCGACTTTTTTCAGAAAGGTAGGCACACTACTAACCTTTGTCGCCGCCATGTTAATGACCGAATACACTACCGAATTCAAATTATAGCCTTTATCGACATAGACAATTCCTTTCGGGTCGTAGTTGGTGAACTTGTTGCCCGAAACGAAATAAAGGGCCTCGTTAAACAGGTTGACTATACTATTGGTTATATTCTTCCCTAATACGGCGTTGGACAGGTTCTTAAAATAGCTTGTAGGCATTTTTTATATTTTGTAGTAAATATATTAAAAAAAGAATACATCTCGCTTAATTCTTAGTTCGAACCACATTCGCATCATGATTGTATCGGCAAAGTCAGGCGAACGACCTAAGACTTCTTTGATCTTATCTTTAGGAATCACGCCTTTTTTTAGATCCGAATCCATGTTCTTTTGCTTGATCTGCTCCAGTTCTTCGATAATCAGATCCTTAATGCTGTCGTCTTCACATTCTAAGAACAATTCGTTTTTATTCACCTTGTCAGCGAGACGAAAATAACACTGGCTTTTCAGGTTGTCGAAGTTTTCCGGTATCCGGTTGCCTTTCTGATCCCTGCCTGCTTCTGGATTCTCCATCGGTCTAGAATTATTGACAAATCCTTTACACTTGTAAAAATCGACCACGCCTCCGCCTAATCCGTCCTCGTCGACTAATACATCTGATAAACCAATCATTAACTTATTCCTCGACTGTTCAATAGATCGGGTAGTGATATCTAAGGTTTGTTTCTTTGCCCATTTTACGTAGCCTCTGAATCCATTCCATTCGATGATCACAATCCTATCTCCACCCAATCGGGCTAAATCGGAAGTAATGTATTTGTCGCCTTCTTTTACGTGGTTGTTGTTGAAGATGTCTACGATCTTGTTATAGTCCATCAATACCGAAGGATCGTCGTCGTATTCCCAATTCCCGAACAAAAGGCGTTCTTTCTGGTTCTTCGTTAAGATGTTGTTCAGGTTTTCCAAATACGAGGCAGGTAACATCTTGTTATCGGTCGGCAATGCCTGTATAAAGCATTTCCAAGCCTCTAGCGTGCGTTCTTTGGATTTCTTATAATAATCCCTGTACAGATAGTTTTTAGATGGATTACAGGTCTGTAATAGCTTCGGGTGTAAACTGTATTCATCGTTGCGCCAACGACCGATAGAAGCCGCTAAGTTATTTTTACATTCTTCCTCAAATTCTCCTGCTTCTTCGATCCATCCTCTGGTCATTTGCATGGAACCAAAGCGGTAGTATTCAGGATCAGAAGGAATGAACTTAGCATCCAATAAATAGACTTTGCTTCCATTGTTTAGCTCATAGAAATTATCCTGACCATTGTACTTATAGTCTTGGTCGGTAATACCCCAATGCTTAAAGACTTCGTGAATGGAAGGAATGGTAAATTTTCGGATCGCTGTTAAACTTTTACGAGCGATGAAGTAGTGAGTGCCTGGATAAATGAACGCATCGCCAAAGATCAGCGAACATCCTAGATAAGACTTTCCAGATCCTTTTGATCCTCCGTAGGCGATATCAGTAGTGAGTGAGTCTACCCAATGCTTGCAGACTAATTTCTGTTTGTCGTTGCCATTGGTGTTAAAGGTGATGATCATTAAACGATATTCATTCCGGTAATGACTACCGATGTCTGTTTCTGGTCGTTATCTTTCTTAAATACGCCTAAGTGTTTACCGAGTGCGTCCAGTGCGTTGAGCTTGCTGTGCAGTTTTACTTTCTTGGTTTCGCCAATCGGAATCATTTGCCTGCCGTCGAATTCTTTTTCCTCAAACACATCTATTCCTGATATGACTGCTGCCGCTTCGTCTCCTAATTGATTTGGAGTTAATAGACGACCTTGCTCGTCGTAGATGTTGCGAATATCAAAGAAAGCAATCTTGGCATATTCCTCTAGAATGCGTTTTTGAGTAACTCCTGTGGCTTCCTGTAGTTCCTTTTGCCGTTGGGAGAGGTAGTCCTGAATATTAGGATAACTTAGGATTTCAGAAGCCGTAGAATGTGCAGAAGTTGTAGAATATCCGGCTCGTATCGCCGCTTGTGTACCGTTTAAATCAATCAGGTATTCCTCACAGAACCTTTTCTGTTTCTCCGTTACTTCTTCGCTTCTGGGCTTTGTGATCTCTTTACTCATGTACTCAAATATAAAATAAATTAATTAAAAGTTACTTTTTCTTCTTTTTGTAGTAGAAAAATAATGGAGTCAATAGTACTAATGCTACTACAAAAAGTATCCAGATAGGCGAAACTATCCATATCCATGACCAAGCAATTACTTTACATAGTTTTAAGACCACAAAAGCAATGGTTAATAGGTACGCTGGTAAATAATAATAAAAATTTTGTTTATCGTTCATAGTTAATTCACTGATTTGTATTTGATCTTCCAGACGCCGATGTCGCTCTTTGCTTTTGATGCGGTTAGCTTTTGAATTTGATCGG